AGCAATGCTTTTGTGTTGATGTAAGAGATATTGTGAAAGGAGATAAGTAATGGCTAAAACCGACAAAGTATGGATAGAGTTAACACGCACAGAGGCTAACGCCCTGATGGTGATGTTGGATAGTGAGATGGAGTGCCGCTTTCAGTTTGAAGGGATTGACCTAAAAGAGTGGGAGCAATTAGACTTGGAAGCATACAAGATACTAGCTTTCCACAAATACAAGACATGGTATTGGGAGAATTGCGGTGATTAAACTATACAAACTAATCATGGACAGTAAACGCAACCCACTGTCCAACATACCTGACACAAACACACGGCATCTAATCATGCAGATACTGGCATGGATGTGGTGCATCATCTTCAGTATGTGGATGGGTAGCATCGTTGTGTTCGGTATTAGTGCCGTAGCCCACGCCCTTTTGATAGCAGGTGTGTTCATTACGGCAGGTGTATTTGAAACAGCCAAGCGTAGGCCACAATATTTTGGTGGGCTTGGCAGAGGTAATGGGGGTGAACATGAATGACAATAGACTATTGAATGTAGCTGAAGAAAAGCGTAGGCTTATGCGTGAGTTTGGTGACTTAGTATTTGAAGAAGCCGATCAAGCTATTATAGATGCCAAGCATAAGGAGTACATGGCTATGAAAGAGTTAGACAGAGAAGGTATTACCTTAGTAGCTAATTTTTAAATGAAAGGGGATTGACAATTAAAATTACAAATGATATAACACGATAACAGTTAATAGAAAGGAGTTTAATATGCCACTAGAATATATCCCAGAAAACCTTGACTTTGAGGTGGGCTTTGAGCCAACCAAAGTGGACGATAAAAAATACGTAATCAACACTAACACAGGTGACTACATTGGTATCGTAGGCAATGGCTTCACGTGTGCTAGTCATGGTGACTTCTTCCGCAATGTCATGGACACAACTACCGAAACACTGTCTGAATATGACATGGAAGGTGCGATAGTTAATTGGCGTAGCGCACACAAAGATGGTTGGGCTATGATGGATATGACCCTACCTAACGTGACTGCCAAGATTGCTACTGATAAGCATGAGACTACGTTGATGAAGCGTATCATTGCGCTACATGGTGTCAACGGTACGTGTTCTAACACCACTATCTTTGGTGCTATTGACTTCTTCTGTCTCAATGGGCAGATCACAGGCGATCATAACAAAGTTATGCGTAAGAATACGAGCAACTTTAGCCTAGACAGATTCATTACTGAACTACACAGGTCACAGCAAGACTTCACTGCACAGGCAGAGCAGCTACAGCGTTGGGCAAACACGAGCCTTGTCCACGTAGATGTCAAAGCCTTGTTGGACAAGCTGATGAAATCAGAGGTTAAGGCAGACAAGATGTTCTCTTTGTATAACCAAGAGACACAGGTTCGTGGGCGTAATCTCTTTGCTCTGTATAGTGCCTTTACTAACTATGCAAGCTATGCGGATGAACGTAATGGTTTCAACCTACGCAGAACAGGCAAGGATACTCAAGCAATCTCTATGTTCCAACGTGAACTAGACGTAGCTAAGTGGGTTGACATGCCAGAGTTCAAGACATTGGCACTACCAGCATGAAGCTGACCAAGCTAGTAGATGATTATTATTCTTCCTATGATTACAGGAACTTACGTGATGAAACTAAGAAACAGTATGAATATTTCATCAACGTAATGTTAAACACAACGGTAGAGGGCAAGCCCCTCTGCCAGTATAATTACAAGGATTTTCCTACACGTGTAGCGAAGATAGCATACAACGAGTGGTGCGAGAAAGGTATTCACATGGCTAATCATATCATGTCTGTGAGTAGATTATTATTTAATCATGGTATGCGAATGGAACTGTGCTTAACTAATCCTTTCGCTAACATACGTAGACGCACCGCTGAGAGGCGTAAGACAGTTTGGGGTAGGGATGATGTACAAAAACTATTAGACACCGCCTACAGCGATTTTAGCACCCGTAACATAGGTCTTATTGCACACATGGCATACGAATGGTGTCAGCGTTTAGGTGACATGAGACTACTAACATGGGATGGTATAGACTTTGATACACAAACTATTCATATAGAACAATCAAAGCGACACGCTGATGTTCACCTGCCCATATCAGATGACTTGTTTGAAATGTTACAACAACAAGAACAAGACTTTGGTTTTCAAAAATATGTAGCACCTAGACCTAACCCTGTTCGTGGTGAGTACAAGCCTTACACATTAGTAAACCTTCCCTTATATGGTAGGAAGCTAATGAATCAGGCAGGTTTGTCCTCTGAGTTAAGGTTATCTGACTTACGCAGGACAGGCACAACAGAAATGGTGGAAGCAGGTGTCGGTATGGCACAAATTATGTCGGTTACAGGACATGCTAACCCTAGTTCTGTAAAACCTTACCTAAAAAATACGTTGTCAAGTGCAAATAATGCATTGACAGCACGTAAAATACATGGTAAAAGCATTGTAACTGCCGAACAGAAAGAGATATTACATGAATAATATATATAATATAGTTAAGGAATTAGATATTCCTAATGGTACTACAAAGAGAATGAACTGCCCTAATTGTAATGGCTACAAAACTTTTACAGCTACTAATAACATGGGTAATCTCGTGTGGAATTGTTACAAAGCATCTTGTAATATCAAGGGTGGCAATCGTGTGCATTTATCTGTGGATGACATACGCTCTGGCATTTTGAATACAAAAGACCCTGTTGAAGATAGCTTTGAATTACCAAGTTATATAATACCACATCGTAATAAGCGCAGTGTATTAAAGTTTTGTTATGAATATGACTTTGAACCAGACGATGTGGGTGTTATGTATGATCTTAAAGATGACAGAGTTGTGTTTCCTATATCACACAACGGTGTTCTTGTAGACGCTACTGGCCGTGCGTTGGGCAAGAGATTACCTAAATGGAAAAGATATGGAAAAAGTGGCTTGCCTTTCACTCACGGGTGTGGTAATGTCGCAGTAGTTGTTGAGGACTGTGTGAGTGCAGCCGTTGTTGGTTACGGTTCCTTTGTCGGGGTTGCGCTTCTTGGTACATCTCTACAAGATTCGCATAAAGGGTATCTTGCACAGTTCTCAACAGCAGTTATAGCATTAGACCCCGATGCTCTGACAAAAAGTTTTAGCATGGCTAAAGAACTAAGAGGCTATGTTAATGATGTAAAGATACTAAAGTTAAATGATGACTTGAAGTATCGTAACCCCGAAGATATGGAGAAGTTAAATGGAACTATCACTAATTAGAACACTAATGGATAAGTCATTCTATGACGATAATCGTGGGGCTAGATGTCCTGACAGACTATTCAGTGCAGATGTTCGTAAGATAAAGAAGACTATTGATACAGCTATGGAAAGGTATGAGCGTACTGTATCACCAGATGAGATTGAAGCATTGTTTATGTCAAACAATCCAACAATGACTACTGCACAGAAGCAAGCCTTTTCAGCTATCTTCTTCAAGATAAAGAAGGAAGAGCCTATGGGTAATGACATAGCACAAGAGGTGCTATCAAAGTTATTCTCTCAGGTGATAGGTGAAGACATTGCAAACTTAGGTGTTGACTATGTAACAGGTGACAAGACAAGCCTTGAGCCACTACGTATGATACTAGAACAGTATGGTGATGACTTCTTGCCTAACCTAAATGTTGAGTGGGATGACATTGAGATTGAAACTTTGCTTGCCAAAGCAGACCTAGAAGCTAGATGGACATTCAATATCAATAGTCTTACTCGTAAAGTTGAGGGTGTTAATGCAGGACATTTAATTGAGATAGGTGCTAGACCCAATACGGGTAAGACATCCTTCCATGCTAGTCTCATCGCTGCACCCGGTGGGTTTGCACATCAGGGTGCTAACTGTATTATCTTATGTAACGAAGAAGGATACCACAGAGTAGGAGCAAGGTATCTTACTGCTGCTACGGGTATGACTATGCGAGAGGTAAAAGAAAATCCAAGCAAGGCTCGTGACCTATATGCACCAGTCAAAGAACGTATCAAGATTAAAGATGCAACAGGACGTGACATGGCTTGGGTAGAGAGTATATGCAAGACATATAAACCTGACATCGTTCTACTTGATATGGGTGATAAGTTTGCTAAGACAGGCGGCTTTTCTCGTATGGATGAAGCACTGAAAGCAAATGCTGTTCATGCACGAATGATTGCAAAGCAGCATGAGTGTGCAGTGTTCTATATGTCTCAGCTTTCTGCTGAAGCAGAGGGTAAGGTGTTACTTAACCAGTCTATGATGGAAGGTTCTCGTACAGGTAAAGCTGCAGAAGCAGACCTAATGGTGTTGATTGCAAAGAACCCACCTGTTGATGGACAAGAAGAAGAAGACACACAGCGACACTTGAATGTGGTTAAAAATAAATTGACAGGCTGGCATGGTGTGGTACACTGTGAGTTGGATTACAAGACAGCGAGGTACACAGTTTGACACAGTTAGATTTCTTTAATGAAGAGAAAATAAGTGAACTGTGTGAAGATGGTTTGGTTTGTATCAAGTGTGATATAAGACAACCAATAACTAACTTTCAACAAATGTCTTATACTAAAACAGGTGACGCAGAAATAAAAAGAACGTGCAGGTCTTGTCAACGTGGACACCGACAAGTGATTGCTACATTAAGGAGAAGTAACGTATACCCACAAGAGGCTAGTTATAAATGTCCTATATGTAGAAGAACAATAGATGAAGTAAATAAGTATGGACAGAAATTATTAGGCACGTGGGTTCTTGACCACTGCCACGATACCAACACCTTTCGTGGTTATATATGTAAACATTGCAACGATGGTCTTGGTGGTTTTAGAGATGACTTGACAACAGTTAAAAATGCTGTTAAATATCTACAAGAACATAAGGAGAAGTTAAATGAAACTAACACTTGACGTAGAGAATACAGTTGTCAGTCGTAATGGCAAGATGCACCTTGATCCCTTTGAGCCAGAGAACTCGTTGACTATGGTGGGTGTACTGACTGACCAAGGTGTAGAGCAGCACTTCCCGTTTGACCATGAAGAACATCTTAGTGGTCGTGATTATAGTGATCGTGTGCAATGGTATCTTGATGAAGCTACTGTGCTTATCTGCCACAATGCTGCATATGATTTGATGTGGTTGTGGGAATCAGGATTCAAGTATGATGGGCCTGTGTTTGATACGATGCTTGCTGAGTATGTATTGCAGCGTGGTATTAAAGAACCACTATCTCTTCAGGCTTGCGCAGAGCGTTATGAATTAGATACAAAGAAACAAGATACATTAAAAGAATATTTTGCAAAGGGTTACAGCACAAAAGATATTCCTATTGATGAGTTGGCAGACTATTTATCTGCTGACCTACATGCCACGCAGCAGTTGTCTGATAAGTTAATGTACAGATTAAATACACCACAAGATACTGGTTTACTTAAAACTGTTGACCTAACTAATCAAGTTGCTGTTTGTTTAGCACGTATATATCAACGTGGATTTAAAGTAGACTTGTCTGTACTAGATAATGTTAAGGAAGAGTTTGAGCAAGAAAGAAAACAGCTACAAAAAGAATTGCAAGAGCATGTGTATAATGTAATGGGTGATACGCCTATAAACTTAAATAGTCCAGAGCAATTATCTTGGGTTATATATGGCCGTAGAGTTCTTGATAAGAGTGATTGGGCTACACGAATTGACCCATACATGACAGGCGATGATTTTAAATCAATGATCTCAAGCGGCACAGAGAGGTTATATAAAACAGAAGCGCAACAGTGCAGTGCTTGTAACGGTACGGGTTATATAAGAAGACTAAAAAAGAATGGACAGCCGTTTGCTAAAGCTAGTAAATGCAAGGACTGTGATGGTAATGGTTATTTATTCAGACCGTCTGCAACCTATGCAGGATTTAAGTTTGTACCACCTACACCCAAATGGGCTAGTGCAAATGGTTTTACCACAAGTAAAAATAATCTTGAGATACTAGAGAGTGCTGCCCGTAGTAAGGGTATGGTTGAGGCAGAAAACTTTTTGAGAAAGGTTAAAAGGTTGAGTGCAGTAGACACATATCTATCATCTTTTGTTGAAGGTATAAAAACTTATACCAAACAAGATGGTATGCTACATGTACGTCTATTGCAACATAGAACTGCTACTGGTAGGCTATCAGGTGCAGACCCAAACATGCAGAACATGCCACGTGGCGGCACGTTTCCTGTAAAGAAAGTATTTGTGTCACGATTTGAAGGTGGTAAGATAATGGAAGCAGACTTTGCACAGTTAGAGTTTCGCGCTGCCGCCTATCTCTCACAAGATGGAGTAGCAATTGAAGAAGTATCTACTGGATTTGATGTACACTCATACACCGCTAAAGTTATTACCGATGCTGGTCAACCTACGGATAGGCAGACTGCAAAGGCTCACACGTTTGCACCGCTTTATGGCGCAACGGGCTTTGGGAGAACGCCAGCGGAAGCAGCATATTACGAACACTTTACAGAAAAATACAAAGGAGTCAAAGATTGGCATACCCAACTGGCTAAAGAAGCTGTAGATACATTGAAGATAACTACCCCAAGTGGTAGGGAGTTTGCTTTTCCAAATGTAATGCGTAAGTCTAGTGGTAGAGTGACTAACTTTACACAGATAAAGAATTATCCAGTGCAATCTTTTGCTACCGCTGACATTGTTCCCATAGCTTTACTGCATATAGATAATTTATTACGAGATAAAAAATCTTGCATAGTTAATACCGTGCATGATAGTATTGTAATTGATGTTCACCCTGATGAAGAGTCTTTGGTTATCAGTGCTATAGATGATACTAATAAGACTTTGCCTGAACTTATACAAATACGTTGGGGTGTTAACTTTAATGTGCCTCTGCTTTTAGAGGCAAAAATTGGACCGAATTGGCTTGACACGCAAGACGTAGCGTGATATAACTATGGCTCATTCTAAAGGAAAGGATAAAAAATGACACAGTTAATAACTACAGATAAGAATAGCTATGCTGCTATGGCAAAGATGGTAGGCATAGCAAACGAGGGTGCAACATACAGTGATAGCCAGCTTCCACGTTTGAAAATGATCCATGAATCTATCATGGGTACGAAAGAGTTTGATGGTAAACAGGCAAAGGTTGAAGTTGTAGAAGCAGGTTCTTTCAAGCTAGAGATGCCTAACGGTTCTGTTCACTACGCACCTAGTATTAAGATGCGAATGATCTTGCAGAGGTTCAGCCACAAGCGTTGGATTCCCGGTGATGCAAAGACACAAGGTCGTTATGTTAAGTCTATGATGACTGACGATGCTAAACTTGAGAGTGATTTAAAAGATGATGATGGTGGGTTTAATTGTGGTAAACCTGCAGGATATATCAAAGATTTTAAAGCACTGCCTACTAAAATGCAGGACACAATTAAACAGATCAAACGTGTGCGTGGAATATTTGGAACGGTTGACCTTGTAAATCCTACTGATGACAGTGGCAATAAAGTTACTGTAGATACTACACCATTTATTTGGGAAGTAGAAAATCGTGAGGCATTTAAAGAAATGGGTTCAGTGTTTGCTTCACTATTTAAGATGCAGCGTTTACCTATGCAGCATTACATTACAGTAAATTCTGATGAGCGTCAGATAGCTAGTGGTAACAAGTATTATGTACCAGTTCCATCTTTAGACTTATCAGTTGAGATACCTACAGATGATGCTACTCAAGAACTAGGTGCAAACTTTATGGCTTGGATAGATAGACAAAATACTTCTATCATGGAAAAGTGGAAGGAGAAAGTTGATGCCAAGATGAGTGATGACGATGTTGATGTTGTCAATGATATGGTTCAGATTGAAGTGGATGATGAGGAAGCAGCTTAATGAACCATCCTGCTGAGATAGCATTACATCAATACTTAGAGAGTGCGGTTAAGGGTAAAAGTTCTATTAGTGATAAGACAATAGAACAAATATCCAATGACATAACGGATGCATTGAAGAGACAATTTGGTAGTGGTAGAAGTAGAAAAGATTTCACTATCAGAATGTCTAACGTGGGTAGACCATCATGCCAGCTATGGTATGATAAGAATAAACCAGAGGCCGCACTTCCTTTACCTAATACATTCGTTATGAATATGATGCTTGGAGATATTGTAGAGGCTGTCTTCAAGGGCTTACTAAAGGAAGCGGGGGTAAAGTATGAAGACACGAACAAAGTTACTCTTGACTGTGGTGATACTACTGTTTCTGGTTCTTATGACCTTATCCTTGATGGTGCAGTTGATGATATTAAATCAGCTTCAGACTGGTCCTACAGAAACAAGTTTGAATCCTATGACAGTCTTGCCAGCGGTGATGGCTTTGGGTACGTAGCGCAGCTTGCAGGTTATGCTAAAGCATCTGGTAAAAAAGCAGGTGGTTGGTGGGTAGTTAATAAATCAAATGGAAGATTTAAATACTTACCAGCCACAGGTATTGACATGGATGAAGAGATAACTAAGATTAATGTAACTGTAAACAAAGTAAAGGAGAATAAATTTGAAAGATGCTTTCAACCAGTACCAGAGAAGTTTAGAGGTAAGGAGACAGGTAATACGGTACTTAATGATGGGTGCAAGTTTTGTTCTTATCGTTTTGATTGCTGGTCTTCTTTACAAGAACGGTCTGCTGTAAAGTCACAGGCCAAAATACCGCCCACTGTGGCATATGTTGAGTTAACAGAGGAGTATATGAATGGATGATGAACGACTGGAACTTGATGCTCTTGCAGAAGAGATTAAAACTACTGAGCAAAAACTCAGCGACTTGCGTAAGGAATATCGTGAGCGAAAAACTGCTGGGCTTCGTGATGCTATTGCAGCCCGTAATGAAGCGGATAGAGCAATACAGGAAGAACTCAAGGCACTTGGCGGTAATAGCTATCGCTATAGGATTAATAATCCTAGCTTACTATGGCGTGATCTAGCATAGTGCATAACGCAAAACAATTTAGGGCAGCACGAAAGTATGGTTATCGTAGCGGTCTTGAACTCAAAGTATCTGAGTATTTAAAAGAACTAAAGATAAAGTTCTTGTACGAGGGTGTAAAGATTGAGTGGGAAGACTTAGCATATAGAACATACACACCAGACTTCGTGCTGTCTAACGGAATTATAATAGAAACAAAGGGAATGTTTACTGCAGCAGATAGACGTAAACACATTGCTGTAAAGAGACAGCATCCAAAGTTAGACATTCGTTTTGTATTTGAAAACAGCAGACGTAAACTTCGTAAGGGTGCTAAGTCTACTTACGGTGAGTGGTGTATAAAGTACGGCTTTAGATATTATGATAGGGTTATTCCAGAAGATTGGTTAAAAGAAAAAGGAAGAAACCGACATCCAAAGTTTATAAAGTTTGGTGGTACAAAGGTAAAAAGGAGATAAACATGGACAAGGATTTCCAAGAACTATTAGAAGATGAGAAAAGATTAGCCGCCATTTTAAAACTATCACGTGAAATTAACCAAGAAGATTTTTTGGTTCGTATAAGACCCTTCACTAAAGATGATGGCACTTGGACTGGCGAGGTTGATATATCTGTTATGGCTCTGCCATATAACACTCTTAATGATGAGGACTATGAACAGGTAATGCACTTTTCTAAAATGGTCTGCGCTTCGGTTCCTGTAATGCACGAGATAGATGAGTTGCGTCATACCGTAGATGAATATGTTAGAAATGTTATTGACAATGAGGATGAGATTGATATAGAATTAGAAGAAGAATATGTAGAAAAAACATATGATGATAATGTAGTTCACTTAAAGTTTAACACTAAAACAAAGGGGTCAGCATGAGTAGGCATGAAGATTATATGAAAGTAATGGCACAACAAGAGGAGTTACGTATGACAAAAGCAAATAAAAAATCTGATAATGTTGTGGACATGGTTAATAGTCCACCCCACTATAATCAAACAGGCATAGAGTGTATTCATGCTATCTCTGCTGCAACAGACAATGGATTTAAATATTACTTGCAGGGTAATGTAATGAAATACCTTTGGCGTTTTGATTATAAAGATAAACCACTAGAGGATTTACAGAAAGCGCAGTGGTATTTGGATAAGTTAATTGAAGAGGTTATGGCAACAGATGAAAGTTAAAATGTTTCTTACAATTGATATTGATGAAGAAGAATATCCAGTGCCAGCCGATGGTAGAGTCGGTGACGAATTAGAAGACAGCATCCAAGAATATTTTTATGACATAGAAGGTGCTGACATTAAACATATCAAAACAATAATGGAGTAAAGAGATGATAAGCAATCAATTACCTACAGACTACCAAAACTTTATAGCACTTTCACGATACGCCCGTTGGAAGGAAGATGAACAGAGAAGGGAGACATGGAGTGAAACTGTCACCAGATATTTTGATTATATGGCTAGGCATTTGTCTGACCACCATGACTATAAGCTACCTGATTCACTGAGAGGTGAGTTAGAGAATGCCGTACTTAGCCTATCTGTAATGCCTAGCATGAGAGCATTGATGACCAGTGGCCCCGCACTGGACAGATGCCATGTGGGTGGATACAATTGTTCTTACGTACCCGTGGACAGCCCACGTGCGTTTGATGA